GCACCTGTAAGAGTTAATCCTCCACCTGGAGCTAAACTTACACCTGACGGAACGACAACCGTGTCTCCTGAAGTTCCAAGAGTTAACGTTGTTCCTGATTGCGGGTCTATTTGATCGACTTCTAATTTACTCATTATACGATTACCAAAGTTCCTGTTACGGTTACTGTTTCTGTGAAAGTTATTGGACCTGCAAGAACTGCAGATTCAATTGTTAAAATATTATCTATTGTTTCAGCGTGAGTATATATCTCCTGAGAACCGGGATTATTTCCTACATATATTGCACTTGGATACGCATCACTCATAATTAATTCCTTTGTTATTAAGCACTAATTGCATCTACAACACTAACGTATACATGAGCGCAGTTAGAAGCACTAGCTATTACTTTTAATACGTCAGAACTTTGCATTACAAATTTTGCACCACCTTGAATAAGTTCTGCTGAACTTGCTGGTGGAATACTTAAATCTTTTACTATGTATCTTGTAGCCGAACCGCCGACGGAAACAAATACAGATACTGTAATTGCAGTCGTTAATATATTAGCAATTCTAATTCCTATAACTGCATCATTAGAATTTGATGTAAGTATAGTTGTATCACTTGTAGTTGCTAGTACTGCGTGTCGTGTAAAATCTTGTGCCATAATTATTCCTTATACTATAATGCTATTGCCATTGCAACGGCAAAGCCTGCTGTTGCAAATCCTGGTACTGGGTTTCCTGAAGCGTCTAAATAGACTGCTTTACTTGCTGGTAATGTACAGAATACATCTTTAGTTCCTGAACTAAAATTAACAGCACTATCTGAATTAGAACTGGAAATAACTGTAGTTCTAGTTAATGTTGAACTGTCGCCATTTAATGTACCAAGTCCTACTTCAAATTCAGCTGTTCCACCATTAAAGATTCCGTAATAAGTTGTATTACTATTTCCTATTCCAGCACTGAACGCTTCAAAACCAGTTACAGCACCACCAAGAGTTACTGCTCCTGTGCCTGTTGTTGTAGTGGTTTCTTTTACTCTGTCATTTAAAACTAAAGCCATTTATTTTCCTTATGCCATACTTATGATTGCATTAGCCGGTGTACTTGGATTAGGGAATGAAATTGTAAACGTACCATTAGTGGCAGTTTTATTTCCTCCAAAATCTAATACAACACATAATTTGTCTCCGTTGGTATCATTGTAAATAGCTGCGAACGCTGCTGTAAAAGTAGCAGAGTTAATTACTGAATCAGCAAAGTCAACAGACGCTACTGCAGTACCTGAAGCCACTGCTTGCGAACCTAAAACTTGTCCTGCTGTTGTGTATCCAGTATTAGAAGCACTTACTTCATTTGTAGTTAAGTAAGCCGTGCTTGAAGTACTATATGGATTAGATGTGTACAAAGCTATTTTAAATGAGTTTCCTCCATTAGCGAAATTATGTGTTCCCGAAAAGAGTTCTCCTCTAAATGCGAACGGTATTATATTTGCCATATTATTTTCTCCTTAATTAATTTGTTCCGTAACCGGATGGTGATTTTGATTTTAATTGTTGACGAATCATACCATCTTCATATTCGTCTCGGCGTCTGTAACCAACTTGTTCGGTTGCATACGTTGTAAGGGCATTTTGAAAAAGTCCTTGATAGTATTGTAACATATCTTGAGGTCCTTTCAAGTACCCATATGTATTTACTAGACATGCATATAAAAGCACATCTTGATATTTGTTTGATAAATAAGTTCCATTTGTAGAAGCTGGAGACCCTGTAGGAAATGTAGTGCTTGTAATACTGTCTGGTTCTTTATTATAAGCTAAAGTAATGCTGTAATTTTTATCTGGTGTAGGAGCTACCAACCAAAAATTTTCGTCCCAATTTCCATAATATTTAGGAATACCAACAGAAGAAGTATTTGGTGTAGAATAAAATTCTGCCATAAAACTAGGATCTCTTTGTTCTAAAAAAGTTTGATTTCCTTCAGCATCTGTTAATTGAGCATAATTAATAGATCTTAAATCATCTGGAATAGTTACATATCTATTTCCAGCTACCATACTAGATGTTGCATAGTGTGCATTTTGATCTGTAGGGACAGATCTTAAAATACCATTTTCACTATTTTTAATAATTGTTTCTAATACAGCATCAGTTAAAACATTACTACTTACTTCTGTATAATTTCTAATATCATCTTTTAAATTTGTTAAAGTGTATGCCATATTATATTCCTTTCAATGTTACAGGTCCTACTGAACAATTTGATCCCCCTCCTTTTACTCCACTTGTACTAGCTGTATCTGCACTTGTAAAATAAAAATAATTAATAGGTGATGTTAAAGAATCTAATGTTGTATTACCTGTTACTGTTCCACTAGCATCTATTTTTCCTAATGAAATTGTAAAACCATTTGCAGAATCAATATCAGTTACTCCTACTATATCATTAATAGGTGCAAATTGTTGTAAGTTTAAAGCATCTGCTGGATTAGGTCCGCCAGGTCCTGATGAAACTACTTGTGCTGGTCCTCTTAATCTAACTTTACTTCCATCTGCTCTTTGATGGTCTACAGAATAAACATTTACATAAGTGTCACCACTATAATTAATAACTTCAAAAGGATTATTTTCTAATAAAATTAATTGAGCAGTTGCTTTTGCTTGTACTCTTGGATTTTGTAAAGCTTGTGGATCTGATCCTACTGGTTTAGGTTCAAGTTGTGGTTGTTTAGATTCATACTCTGAGTAATGAACCAAAGAACCATTCCATTCTCTTACCATTTCAGTATATGGAAATCTCATTCCTGATCTATCAGAAATTGATAATGCTTTTTTACCTCTTGCAAAAACTCCCATTATGATAAAACTCCATCACCATAAAATGTTTGTGGTGAAATAAATGTAGATGTGCCTTGATTATCAGCATCTAATGCTCTTAACATTTCACTTTCATAAATTCTTTCAAGTTCTGCAGTTCTTATCGGTGAAAATTTCATACTTAAATAATATGCAAGACCAGACATCATGCATGGATAAAATCTATTAACAACATCTGATGTATTAGAGTATGCACCTGGATTTTCTATTTGTGCTAAATAATAAAAACAAAATTGAAAACTACTTGGTGTAGTTGTACTTGATACACTAGAACTTGGTGTAGCATATAAATAAATACTTGGGTTAATTGTTCTTTCTACATAAAATTGTGAAGGCGTACCTTGAGTTAATTTATTTGGTGTTGCATTATATTGAGATCTACTTATTTGATTTAAAGCAATATCAGCAGGTGCAGTTGTAGTAGTATTATTTCTATAAAAAGCTTCTAATACAGAACTAATATCATCAGGAAAATTAACTGAATCGGATGCATAATTGTATTCTGCTTGACCTAAAATTAAAGGTACTTGAGCAAGTTTTACTTTCCAAAGATGAACACCTCTATTTTCCCATTCTTGAAACATAATATTTAATGAACGTCTAGCAGATCTTAGTTGATAACCTGTTCTAACGCCTTTTATATTAGTTCTTTCAAAAGCTTCTTCAATAATATCATCTATTTGTGGATTAAATTTATTAGTAATTCCTGAAGTAGGTGAAATTGTATTAGCAGTATTACCCATACCTGCTAAAGCTGCACAATAATAAAATAAAGTTGGGGCTCCTGTACTAGGAACTGGTCCTAAAATAACAGTTGTGTTTGCTCCTGCTTGTCCAGGAGTTCCTGTTGTAGTTACACCTGTTGTGTAAGCAACTCCACCTGTATTTGTTCCATCTTTTGTACTAGATAATGCTAATATAAAATTAGCATTAGTTGTATCTGATTGATCAAATATATAAGTATTGCCTTCTTGTAATTCTAAAACAGGACTAACTGCACCATTAATAAAAAATTTATTAGCAGTGCCAAAAGCATTAGTGCCACTTGCGACAGTGACTGTAAAAGTAATAGTCGCCATTGTAAAACTACGCTCCGGTTATTGTTACAGTAACGCTTCCGTCTGTTCCACCAGTTTGAGTAAGTGTAGCACAAATTCCA